GCAAGGTTTCGCGCCTTGCGAAGTTCGAGCTGAGGAAGCTGAATGCGCAGGGTATCTTCAAGACTCAGTCCTTCTGGACTGTGAACAAGTATGATACCGCTGATTTCACCAACGTCGAAGCTGTTCAGCTTGAGGTTGGATCTGCTGCATGGAAGGCTGCTACCACCAATGCCGTGATCACTAAGATCTCGAATGGTGAGAGCTGACATCAGGTCTACATGGATCTTTGGAGCAAGGAACTAAGCCCCTGAAAGGAGGCATAAGTGAAAAGCCCCATGTTCCTGTGGAGAGCGCTCGCTACCGATCTAGGTAGTGAGTTAAGTGTCGACACCACTCGCGATATAAAGACTTTCGCGAGTCGATACGGAGACGAAGGCGAATCCTTCTTTGGAATCACCCTACCAAAGCTTAGAAAAGAGTTCGAGAGAGCTCTTGATCTAGGTTTTTGGGACTCACGTGCAGCGACCAGTTTTGGTCACTACAAAAGTCTCCCCCGATTTCTCGGAGGTTTCTTTGAGTTAGTCTTCGTTCGTGAAACTGGAGTCATCCTTGACGACCCCAGTATTGATGCTATCCGTGCGATCCGTCAGTTGACAGGTCTCTACGGTAGTTACCCTCCTGAAATCAAGGACGGTATCACCAATGCTGGTGTATCGAGTAAGCGCTTGCTTCAAGCCTACTCAGACTTCGTCAAGACCGATGCTATTGTGGGTCAGTCAGCTGATGCTCTAGATGAGACATTGCTGTCTGAGTTCCGCAAAACGCTCGACGCGATTTTTGGACGCGTTCTGCGCGATGTGGACCTGGCTGTTATGCGTGGAACATTGGTTCCTCGTCATACCAGTGGCGCCACAGCTGACAACCTCAAAGGGAATGCGAAATATCGCTTTCCCGAGTGGTCTGATCGTCTGGAAGAGGTCTTCCCCTTCCTTGACTGGACGACAGTTAACCACCGATTCGTTGTCGACCGTTTGGCCGATGACGGATCCGGGTTGTCTGCTAGCTTTCGGGACCAGGGAAGCGAGATACCTGTAAAGGTGCTCGCTGTCCCTAAGACTTGCGAAAAGCCTCGGATTATCTCCGAGGAGCCCTCCTATGTGCAATTTATGCAAAAGGGTTTGGGCACGGCTATCATGGACGGCTTCAAAGCCGATCCTATCGTGTCGGACATGGTCCGTTTACATGATAGGACTCTCAACCAGGCTCGCGCCTGTGAGGGATCCAAGACGGGAACACTAGCTACTCTCGACCTGAGTGAAGCGAGTGACCGCCTGTCTAACCGTCTCGTGCAAGAAGGATTCAAGTGGTATGGCCATCTAGTGAAAGCACTAGATGCCACTCGATCCAGACGTGCACGCATTGCTGGGACCGAATTAATTTTCGATCTCAACAAGTTCGCAAGCATGGGTAGTGGTCTGACGTTCCCTATGCAGACGATGGTATTCACTACCATAGCTGTCATGGGTGTACGTAAGGCCTACTCCTCCAGTCTCCACGATGCCATTAAGGCGTCGAGGAAAAAGGTGTGTGTCTTTGGAGATGATATAATCATCCCTGTAGACACGGTCGCAAGCGTCATCGGGTTGCTTGAAGCTTTTGGCTTCAAGTTGAATACCACTAAGTCTTTCTGGACTGGAAAGTTCAGAGAGTCTTGTGGCGGCGATTTTTATAATGGCCATGACGTATCTTACGTCAAGGTCAAGAATCGCTTTCCCGACGACAAACCAAGTGCGGAGTCTTTGGTGCATTTGGTCGCTCTGCGAAACCGGCTCTATGAGCGCGGGTTGTGGAGCGTTGTCAAACGGTTCGATACTTGGATCGAGGACCTTTTAGGCCTCTATCCTACTGTATCAGAGCAGTCTGACATCCTCGGTAGGGTAACGTACCTCCAGCCGGAGGGTTTACCTCTTCATGAGGACCTGCAAACACCAACCGTTCGCGGTTACCGTGCGATCCCTAAGCATCGTGCCAGTCCTATCGAGGGACATGACGCTTTGCTGAAGTGGTTCGCTGAAGCTGATCAAGAATACGACGAACTGTCGTATCTCGATAAGCCTATTGGTGACCCTAAGCGGTTCACACATGGTGGACGGCCCACGTCCGTTACACTGAAACGTGGCCTCGGTCTATTCTAACCGAGAGGGCGACAAATCCGTTGAGGATTCGTCGTGGCTAGGCGTCTTAACCTAGCCAGAG